TGTACCGTTGATAGAAGTAGGTGGTCTAGCTTGTTTGTTAAATAATTCATCAATATCTTCCATTCGTTGTGTACGCCATTTTTGAAGCTCAACCAAACGCTCAACTTCTGACTCACCCCAAAAATAATCATACAAAGGATTAGGACATACTTGCACAAAAGGCACTTCACCTTCTACAAATATGTTTTTGCGGTCATAAATAACCACCCCTTGTTCTGCCATAGTGACTGTTTGATAATCGTTAATTTCATCATTCCACAACCACAATTCATACATTTTAATAACATCTTCTGCCACCTGTGGTCGATAATCTGTATTTACATCTGCAATACGTGCATTACCAATCATATTAGGCGTTGATGCAGAAGTAATTAAACGACTGACTGCATCTGGCATTGTTTCTTGCATTGATGCTGGTGAACCTTCAAGGCGTTTTAAAATAGATTCACGATGTGGATGTTTTTCAAGTAAACGGTCTAATTCTGATTTAGTAATAAAATATTCGTGATACATGGCTTCTTGACGGTCAATGTAAGGAATATCCTCACGTAACACACCAAACGCATGTGGTTCTAACGCATAATAAGAAACGCTACCACCAATGCCAGGCACAACTTTACATATCATGGTGTTGTACACTAAAGACCATTGCAAGCACGTATTAAACACAACATCTGCATTACCTTTGTGCCATGCTTCATTAACGGCTTGTGTTGCTTTATTTAATTTATTAACTTCTTCTTCATGGGCATCGGCATCTAATTCAACGCTGAACCTTGTAGTGTCTATCGAAAACAGAAACGAAGTCAGAAGGTCGATGTGCGGATAAATCTTGTTGAAAGCAACGGGAGAGCCTTCTGTGCTGCCAAACAGGAAATTGTTGCGAAGGCGGCTGTACTGGGGTTTGCGGTTGTTTGCGGAATATGAACATTTTTGTAATAAATCCCAATAAAAATTTTCACGTTCTAAACCGTCTTTTGGTATCTTCATTTAAGTTCCTTTGCACTCTCTGTTCTTACATTCATCGGTATAGAGGCTTCTGGTCTTGCTAAAGAACCTTTTACCGCATTTAATCCAGAATGGCCTAATTGATGGCCTTCTGCTTGTAAACTAGACAATCCACCTTTGCCCCAACGTGGCGCTAAATCTTGATGCATATTACCTGATACTGAACCTGTTGAATTATGTTTCATATCAGTCATATTAAAATCAGAAGCCAATGTATTTAATGTTTTATCAATATTGTTAGAACGATTTACGCCATCTTTAAAATGCACACTAGGCGCTGACCTAAAATCACGTTCAACCATTGTGCCTTTACAACCATAAGGACAAGCAGCATCAAATGCTTCAAATATCCCATGTGCTTTGCAAATATATTCTTTAAGAACCGCCATGTTGTTTCTCCCTTTGATATTGGTCTAAATATTTCTTTAACAATTTATCATAAATCATACGTGCTTCTTGATTGGCAGGATTTTTGTTTAACAAATAATCTGCTTCTTCAACTTTTTTACGGTATTCTTTAGCTTTTGGACCATCACCATTGTATAACTGAATTAAATCTAATCCTTTGGCTTTTTGACCACTTTCATAATATTTATTAGCTAAAGCCAATACACGATATTTACTGACTTGTTCTGGATTTGGATTAGATGGTCCATTAAATACATCATATTTTTGATAACCAACAATATTGCCTTTTTTATTTTTAATTGGTTCAATTTCTTGATTAGTTGAACGATTTAAACCTAATTGGTCAACAATCTGATTAATTTTCTCATAATTTGCATTAGGTTTATTCCAATGCTGTTCACCATAAGTTTGATTAATTAAATCAGTTTGTTGTTGTGTTAAATGTCTTAATTTTTCAAAATTGCCTGGCGCATTAATATTTGAATAATTTATTTTTTTAATTTCTACATCTAACGCTGCAATTTCTTTTTGCGTATTTAAAAACTTTTTAGTAGGCGCAGACCCCCAATTAATATTAACTTGATTGACTCCATAATCATGCGGTCTGTTTTCAACTAATGATTGCGCTAATGTATATTTTTCCACACCTGGTGGATATAAATTTTTCATTCTAGCTAACGCATCGGATTGCGCTAATCTATCTAATGAAGCCATTGGATATTTTAAAGGGGCTTGCTCTTTTTCAAAATACGTTTTAGATGGATAAAAATTAACGTATTGTTGACCTTTATCATCGGTCGTAATAGGTACAGGATTGTTAGGAGATACCAAAACAGGATTCATTGTTTTTTGCAAAGCAGGCGTAGCCGTTGGCTGTATAGATTTTGGTAAAACAATGGCCATGCTTACTCCTTAATAAAAAATGTATCCCTATCAGGTTTATCAATGTATTCATTAATGTTTAATACATTGTTGTGTATGACTGATTCTAATTTTTCCATAAAATCTTGATGTCTAGGAACAATTACACAATCATCAAGAATAAATTTATTGCCTTGATTAGCTGAAAGCAAATCTCCAACAATAGTATAGCGTTTACCAGCTAAAACATTAGGTGGAAGTTCATTCATGTACCAACGAAAAAACATTTCAACGCCACGTGCTTTAATTTTCCAACTTCTACCCTCTTTAAATGGCTTATGAATCAATCCACGCAGTATTAAAGGGTGTTCATAGTGAGGACAGCCTTTTTCAAAGGCTTTTACCGTCATTTCATATACCCCATTAGCTACAGGGGTCGGTAAATTCCTTACTTGTTGATATCTTGCAACGTCAGCTCCACTTTTTCTTTCCATTGCCAATAATCCCACTTATCATATAACCAAATATGGTATTTTTCTATCAAACTATTGTATTTTTTAAGTAAATAGTATTTTAATTGACTTTCTACTGTAAAAAACTCCATTTGTAGTTGTTCATGCGTTAATTGTTCTAAATTGTCTTTAGATAATCCAAATTTACCGTTTATTTGCTTTAATTCAACAAACATACGTAATAATTGAGCAATGACACGGGTTTTATTGCCATCTGTAGGCAAAATAGTCTTATTTTCTTGGATTCTAGGCATTAAAACGCCTTTATCCTTTAAATCAAACCATCTAGAAAACCTTTGTAATGTTCTATTGGTCATTTCACCATTAGAAGCAAGTTGTATTGTTTTGCCATCCATTCCGCAATCTTTAGCGATACGGGCTACAGGCAATTGGTCTTGATACAACATCACTCTTAACCGTTGTCTAACTTCATCTCTGTTGAGTACCAACATCGCTAATTCCAATGCGTTTTAGATAATTCATTACAATTGTGCCTGTTTGCGTTTGTTCTGTAGCGTTAATTTCATCTCGTCTAGAAGCGGATGCCAATGTATGACCACTAGCAATTAAGTCATAACGCATCCATTCACCCCAAGCAATGGCTGCAAGTGCTAAAGCAATACATCTATCATCCTTACCTTTACCAGAAGCCTCAATTGAACCGCCATCTTGTACAATCGATTTCATTTCATCAATACAATCAACAGACCGTACTCGTAAGTTTTCACGTTCAAACGTATCTTTAAGGAAATGCATCATACGGGCTTTAGTATCGTAAGTAGTTTTCCAATGATAAGCTAACCCACCAGCACCCAAGCCATCAGTACGCCTATAAAGGTAAGAACGTATGTTTCCCAAGACATCTTGTATTCCTTTTGACATGCCAGGCACATTCATTCCTGCCTGACGTTTAAGATTTAATATTTCATTCCAGACCGCTTGACCTGGTCCATTTATTTCAAGGTTGACCATACAATTGCCATAAGCTCCTGCAAGATAAGCGATAACCCAAGCAAATTGATAAGTATTACAACCATCAGTAGCATACTCTGCCACTTGTTCAATTCCATCTGCATAACAACGTAAGACTTGAATAGCAAATCTATCAGCCCAATCACTACTGCCATAAGCAGGGTCAGCACCAATGACATAATAAGCACCTTTCTTTGGCATTTGCCAGATTTTTAATTCTGCATTTAATGGGGTTGTTGGCCGTAATTCTGTTTCATCAAAACGCTCCCCCATGCTAAATCTTAATGACTGATAATTATCTTCATAGTCCATTGCATGACGATAGGCTTTAGTTAATCTATCAGAAGTAAAAAATTGACTACCAGACAACACAAACGCATCATCTTCTGTTGGTGGAAATTCTTGCATCATCATGACGGGGTCACCGTTCATTTTTTCTTCTAAGCGCCAACGCCACCAAGCAATTTGTTCGGGTTCTATATGAAATTTATAAAGCCGTTGTACGTTATTGACCCATGATTGTTCTTCTGCGTCTAATGTGCCATCCCAATAGGCTTCATAAATATCTGACCCTTTTTCAGCACGGTATTGCTCATTAAGCCACCAACCAATAAATACAGCTTTTTGTGTGACAGACCGTTTAGCGGTATCCCACATATCTTTCCAATGATTAAACCCTTTAGCAGTAGATTCCCAAATATACAGACGGTCAGGGTTATTATCAGCAAGAGTGGCTTCAAAAGACTTTAAACCTTCTTCATCACCCCAAAACGCTACTTCAGTGGCATGTGCAAAACTAGAAGCCGTTGACCGTCCTAAATCACTAGATGACCTTGTACCAGCTACTTGATAAACAAACCGTGAATTGTTTTTAAAGATAAGTTGTGTGCGGTTATGCGCTTTGATAGGCACTTTATATTCTTTAGGCAAATAAGACATATAAGCCCCTAATGTTGCTCTAAAGAAATCACGGGCAGCATCATTGTGTGTAACTAACGTACCTTGCAAAGCAGTATGTTTAAAATTCCAATACAAATCTAAAGCAAGCGATATAGTAGAAATCCCTAACTGCCGACCTTTAAGGAATTTAAAATCATGAATGTCATTTTCTAAGCCATCCGCAATGGCATCAATATATGCAATCTGACAGCCATTAGGCACAAGTGGAATTAAGCCTTTTTCTTTAGACTCAATTTTAAGTTTGGAACAAAACTTCCAGAAATGTTGTTTATTAAATTTCATGGCAATTGTGAAATAAAATCCACTAGCGCATACACTGCCACTAATAAAAACAATGCACAAAAGATAGTCACTACTTCCTCAAACTCAGGTAATCGCTTCATGATGCTTCCAAAGCATTATCAAAGCCTAACTCGGACCATTTATTTAATACTTCAGCAGTGACCTTTTCAGCAACGGTAGGATGACAATTTAAAGCAACCCCTGTACGTACCCCACCATCATCTTGCGCTTCTGTTTCATCTCTAAATATCAATACATAATGAATCCCTAACGGTGCATTAGCATTAATAAAATCTACCCAAGCCTTAGTATCCATATCATCCCTTTAACTATTTAACGTAAATGTAAATCCTTGAGTAGTGCGTTTAAGCAAACCATGACTTTCAAGTTCTTTAGCCAACATACTAATCATTGACTGCGTATAACCTAAATCTGACTTAGCTTTAACAGCCCAACCACCTACCCCATGTTTAAGTGGCATAGAAGAATGTTCTAGCAACCAAAACAATAAACGATAACCACCACGTGAAAGATTAAGTTTGTACATAATTTATATAGTACCATCAATTATACTGATATATTAGATATTTTCTTTTTGGGGGGATTGGAGGGGTTCCCCACGCTCACCGACCAACAGACCCCATCGCACAAAGTGTGTTCATCACACAAATTTTAGACGCAATTAGCCTTTGACCCCCTTAGTACCTAGTAGCGCTTAGTGTTTAGTGTGTGTGTATTAGTATCAAGTAGTGAAGAAAACCCTAACACCATTTAAGAGCGAGAGAGAGTAATACTATCCCATTCACATTCTGTGTGTGATTACTAGTGTTTGGTGTGTGAATAAGCCTTGCACGCCCCGAACAGTTGAAGCAACTAAGGTGTGTTTGATAGGGGATAGGGTGCGTTTAGGGGGTTTTAAGGCCAAAGCTAAACCAAGCCTGATAATGTTTAATCTCAGGGGGTTTGCGCTTTGCCTTTTGGCATGTTTATTACTGGCCTGTATAAACACTTAACGATGCTATTCAATCTCTGGCCTGATTGTTGTCACCCTCATGTTATGCGCTCAGGGTTTAGGTTTTGACAATTGCCCAAGTAACCTATCTGTTTATCAATCCCCGCCCTTGTGCTTTATTCCAAACGGGATTAACGCATCTTATAATCTTTCATCCTTCCACGCAATTAGTTTTTCTTATCAACAATTCAAATATCATTTAAAAATAATTTAATTATATTTGTACAACGTAGTTGACATTCAATAATTAATCACTAGAATATGAATTGTAATTATTCATATACATTATTAAAGGGGCTGCAATGTTAAGTTATTCAGATTTAAAAGAAATAGGGGCGTTTCTGTTAGCGTGTTCTGTTTATGTTGTTATTTACTTAATATTTTTTGGAGAATAAATCATGCGTAAAATTGAAAAACAAATGCTTAATGCAATTTCAGAAGTTAAATATTTTTGTTTAGATAATACAATGGTTAAGGCTTATAACACTTATTGCGACATCTATTTACACGGAAACCACATTGCAGAATATGACAACGCCAATAATAAACTAACGGTAAATGTGCAAACTCTT